AAAAAAACGAAGCATCAATTCTCATAGGGGCATCTTTCAAACTATTACCTAAACCCAAGATTATAGTTTCTTATGCAGACACTAAAGAGAAACACTTAGGGGTTGTATATCAGGCAACCAACTTTATTTTCACTGGCACGACTAAAGAAAGAACAGACATGGCAGGAGCAGACGGTAAACACTCAAGACATCATTTAGGAGATGCAACTAAGAGAGTTCATAGAAGTGCAAAGCATAGATATGTTTATGTTATAGGTAATAAGAGGGATAAAAAGCTACTTACTAAACAGATCAATTATAAGTCTCAGGAATATCCAAAAATAAATTAGCTTTAATTTAATCTCATTATGGAATATCATGACTACAGAAACATGATAGATACATGACAGATAAAAAAGCCAAAGTAAAAATTACAGATCAGATAAAGGATGCTATCCGTAATGAGTATGTGCAAGGCGTAGAGCTAGATACAGGCGAAAGGACCATGTTCACTCTTGATGAGTTAATTGCAAAATACAATGTTTCTTCTACCACCATCTATAGATTGTCTGCAAAAGATGGATGGAAAATGCAGAGAGAAGAATTTAGACACAAGCTAATTGCAGAGTTTGACGAGAAAAGACGAGAAAAGTTAGCAGAGGAAAGCATCAAGATTGATGAGCTTGCCTTAAAAATTTCATATGAAATCTTTACCCATGTACAGGGTTTAATTAAGTCAAATGACAAGCCAAGTGGAATAGCACAATTATCACAAGCTGCAACCAATGCACAGAAGTTAGCAAAACTTGCATTAGGCGAAGCAACCCACAACATGAATCTAAATGCAAACATCCAAGAAACAGATGCCTTCAGAGAAGCTATGGAATTGCTTGACTCAGTTGCAGAGCAACGCAGAGAAAGCGACAGTAAAGCTGTACACTGATTGGCTAAAGACTGCTAGAGTAAAACAAATACAACCTGCTGATAAGCATAACATATGGCTTATTCTTGCAGGTCGTGGATGGGGCAAGACAAGAACTGGTGCACAGGACATAGCACTTTATGCTTTAAGAAATCCGAATACTATATGTGCAGTAGTAGCTCCAACACACGGAGATTTACGCAGGGTTTGTTTTGGTGGTAACAGTGGCTTGCTATCAATTATTCCTAAAGAATGTTATTCATCAAGTGCAGATTACAAAGGCTACTCATCTAGTCTCTCAGAGATACGATTATTCAACGGTTCAAAGATTGTGGGTTATGCAGCACAAGAACCTGAAAGACTGAGAGGACCACAGTTTCATAGAGCTTGGTGTGATGAGATTGCAGCTTGGCGTTATCCTGAAGCACTAGATCAATTAATGTTTGGTCTTAGGCTCGGAGATAATCCTAAGTGTGTTATTACAACTACACCCAAACCTAACAAGATGATTAAGAGCTTGGTAGAACGAGATGATGTAATCGTAACCAGTGGTTCTACTTTTGAGAACGAAGAAAACTTAGCACAGTCTGCTTTGGATATGTTAAAGCGTAGATATGAAGGCACAACTTTAGGCAGACAAGAGCTTTACGCAGAGATCATAGAAGAATTAGAAGGAGCTTTATGGTCAAACAAGTTAATAGAAGAAGCAAGACTACCTGAAAATACAGAAAAAGAATTAAAAAACATTATAGTAGCCATAGACCCTGCTGTAACAAACAATGAAGATTCTGATGAAACTGGTATTATGGTAGTAGGCAAAGACCACAATAATGAGTATTATGTACTAGAAGATGCTTCAGGAAAGTATAGCCCTGATGGTTGGGCTAGAAAAGCTATTAATTGCTTTTATGAATGGGATGCAGATAGAATAGTAGCTGAAGTAAATAACGGTGGCGATTTGGTGGAAAGACTATTAAGAGGAATGGATTTAAACATTCCTTATCGGTCTGTAAGAGCTACAAGAGGTAAAATGGTAAGAGCCGAGCCTGTTGCAGCACTTTATGAGCAAAGGCGTGTTCATCACATAGGTTATTTTCCTGAATTAGAATCACAGTTGTGTAGCTATACAGGAGAAACAAAACCTAGTCCTGATAGATTGGATGCTTTGGTTTGGGGAATATCTGAACTAAGCAGATCAAAAGGTGAAGTAAACTGGAGAATAAGCTAATGGCAGAACAAACATTTTTTCAAAGATTGTTTAATAACAAACCCATTGAAAGAAAAAACTCAAATATGATGGGCTACTTTGGTGTTGGAACTGAAGAAGCCAAAGTGTATAAATATCAAGACCTAGCTAAAGAAGGCTATCTCAAGAACGCAATTGTTTACAGATGCGTTAACGAGATAAGTAAAGGTGCAAGTGCTGTACCCTTTATGCTTAAAGCAGGCGATCAAATAATAGAAGAACACCCTTTGATTGATCTTCTAATGAGACCTAATCCACTACAGTCATACAGTGAATTTTTTAATAGTTTATTTGGTTATTTGTTGCTTAGTGGTAATGCTTATATATTAAAGACTGGTTCTGATATGGGTCTACCTAAAGAACTACATCAGCTTAGACCTGATCGCATAAACATTAAAGGTAGTGGCAAACCTATACCTGAGAAATATGAGTACATGGTCAATGGAAGGGTAAGTCAAACTTATATGATTGACCAAGAAAATGGCTTTAGTGAACTCAAACATATCAAGCTATGGAATCCTTTAGATGATTACTATGGATTAAGTCCTATGAGTGCTGCTGCTGTTGAAATAGATCAATTTAATATGGCTAGTAAACATAATGTTAATCTTTTATCTAACGGTGCAAGACCAAGTGGTGCAGTTATATTTAAACCACAAGACGATCAAGGTTTTGCAGTAAATCTAACAGAATCACAAAGACAGCAATTATTAACAGATTTGAATAACAGATTTAGTGGTGCAGGTAATGCAGGCAGACCTATGTTATTAGAGGGTGATTTTGACTGGAAGGAAATGGGTCTTAGTCCAAAAGACATGGATTTCTTAAACCTTAAAAACATGAGTGCTACAGATATAGCCTTATGTTTTGGTGTACCCAGTCAACTTGTGGGTGTTCCTGATAGTCAAACATATTCTAATGTAGCTGAAGCAAGACTTGCCTTATATGAAGAAACAATTATTCCTCACTTAAGGAAGATATCATCAGACCTGAATGAATGGTTAGTACCCTTATTTGATGATCGTCTAACATTAGAGTTTGATATTGATGCGATACCTGCATTGTCCGAGAGAGTCAAAAGAACTTACGAGAATGTTACCTCTGCTGTTAGAGAAGGCATCATGACTAGAAACGAAGCTAGGCAACAGCTTGGCTTAGAGCCTAAGGATGGAGCAGATGATCTTTACATATCAGCTAACCTTTTCCCTCTTACTGATGAGGGTGTAGAGAAGCCTGATAACCCAGTTAATGAAGAAGATTTAGAAGATTATGATGATGAAGAAACTGACAAAGAAATAGCTTTTTTGTTAGAAGAAGAAAAAGCTTTATCAGATATAAATACGATTCCTACCAGTGAAATGGCAGAAGAAGCTAAGAGAGGGCTTGATCTGCGAAAAAAGTTTGGTAGGGGTGGCACTGCAGTAGGTGTTGCTCGTGCAAATCAATTAATCGCTAGAGAAAGACTCTCCATCTCTACAGTCAAACGAATGTATAGCTTTTTTAAACGCCATGAGGTAGATAAACAGGCTGAAGGTTTTAGACAAGGCGAAGATGGATATCCAAGTGCAGGAAAGGTAGCATGGTTGCTTTGGGGTGGTGATTCAGGCTTTGCTTGGTCAAAAAGAAAACGCCAACAAATCATAACAGAAGAAGATAAAGAGTTTGCTCTACAAGATCATGTAGAGGTAAAAGAAGATGAGAAAGCTTTATCAGGAAAAGTTAAAGAAGCACTAGAAGGCAAAGTCAAAGATCACAATGAAAAATACGGTGATACAAAGACTAAAAGAGCTACTTTAAGAATGCTAGAAGCTGTATTTCGTAGGGGTGTAGGAGCCTATAGAACAAATCCATCAAGTGTTAGACCAAGCGTTAGCTCGCCTGATCAATGGGCATATGCAAGAGTTAATAGCTTCTTAAGAGCTTTATCAACTGGAAAATTCAGAGGTGGCAAACACGATACTGATTTATTTCCTAAAGGTCATCCATTATCTAGTAAATGAAACCAGT